GTATCTATTATCCAAATGTAATTTTTGCAAAATCTCAATTCATTTATTGGACAGACCATATAGCTGCTGGTAGTAACTGGGGAACAGATACAACAACAGCTTATACATCAGTCTTACCAACAACAATTGATACTCTAACAGGTGGAACAGATGACTATTCTACTACTGCTGGAGAGATTGAACTTGCATATGACAAATTTAAAGATACAGAATCAGAAGATATCAATTTAGTTATCGGTGGTTCATCAAGTATCGTTGCTGATACAGCTGCTGCTCATGATACTCATGTTACAATGATTACAAACTTAGTAGAAAGTAGAAAAGATTGTGTGGGATTCGTTTCACCATATCGTTCTGCTACAGTCGGTGTTACAACATCATCTAAACAGGCAAGTAATGTAAGAACTGCTGCTGACTTATGTCCTAGTTCATCTTACATGGTATTCGATAGTGGATACATGTACATGTATGACAAGTACAATGATGTTTATAGACATGTACCATTAAACAGTTCAACTGCTGGATTGTGTGCAAACACAGATAATGTTGCTGATGCATGGTTCTCACCTGCTGGATTTAACAGAGGTAATGTTAGAGGTGCAATTAAATTATCCTTTAACCCTGACAAAGCAGATAGAGATGTTCTCTATCAAGCAAGAGTTAACCCTGTTGTTAATTTCCCAGGCCAAGGCGTAGTTTTATTCGGTGATAAAACTGCTCAAGCAAAACCAAGTGCATTTGATAGAATCAATGTACGAAGATTGTTCTTAGTATTAGAAAAAGCAATTGCTACTGCTGCTAAGTTCCAACTCTTTGAATTCAATGATGAGTTCACAAGGGCACAATTTAGAAACTTAATTGAACCTTTCTTACGAGATGTTCAAGGTCGTAGAGGTATCACAGACTTTTCAGTAAAGTGTGATGCATCAAATAACACAGGAAGTGTAATTGATAGAAATGAATTTGTTGCAGACATATTTGTTAAACCTGCTCGTTCTATTAACTTCATTACACTTAACTTTATTGCAACTCGTACAGGGGTAGCATTTTCTGAGGTAGGAGGCTAACATGGCACAAATAGACGACTTTAAAGCAAATTTAATTGGTGGCGGTCAAAGAGTTAACCAATTTCGTGTAACAATTACACCACCACCTGGCATTGCAATCGGATTAGATGTACGAAGAACTTCATTTCTATGTACTGCAACATCATTACCAAATATAACACTAGGTGAAGTTGCTGTCAAATACAGAGGTAGAAGTATTATAATGGCTGGAGATAGAGATACTACAGGTGATTGGACTACTACTTTTTTCATGGATACAGACTTCATGATTATGAACGCACTACAAAGATGGTCAAATGGTATCAATGATTTTGATACTAATACAGGTGTTAATTCAATGTCAGACTATGCAACAGACTTAACTGCTGAATTTATGGATAGAGATGATACTGTATTAAAAACATACATCTTTAAAAATGCATGGCCGAAAGACATAACTTCTGGTCAAGGACTTGATGCAACAGGTGAAAACACAATTAATACATTTGACTGTATATGGAAATATCAAAACTATTCCATTAGTGGAGTGAACTTCTAAATCAGTCTTTTTTTTCCTTATAAATAAAGGACAATAGAAAAGATTAATTGGAGTATATTATTATGGCAGAACTATTTGGTTTCAAGTTTGGAAGAGCAGAAGACACCAAAAGTCAAGAAAAATTTACAGCACCAGCAAATGATGACGGTACAACCGAAATCGCTGGTGGTGGTTTCTTTGGTCAAGTACTAGACACAGATGGTAGAGAAAGGTCAGAAGTTGACTTAATTCGTAGGTATCGTGAGATATCACAACAACCTGAATGTGATAGTGCAGTAGAAGATATCGTGAATGAAGCAATCGTATCAAATGAAAAAGATATGGCAGTTGCAATTGAACTTGACAGATTGAATTACAATAAAACAATTAAAGATAAAATTCGCAAAGAGTTTTCTCACATAATGACGCTTTTAGATTTTGATGTAAAGGGTCATGATATTTTTAGAAGATGGTATGTTGATGGTAGAATTTTTTATCACAAAGTAATTGATAAGAAAAATCCTAAAAAAGGTCTTGTTGAAGTCAGATACATAGACCCTAAAAAAATCAGAAAAGTAAGACAGATAAACAAGAATATAAAACCAGGCACTTCTTTAGATATGGTGGTAGGTGTTGAGGACTTTTTCTTATACAATGATAAAGGATTAAACTCTGGAGCATTAACTGAAGGTCTTAAAATTACAGATGATTCTATTACATATGTACCTTCTGGTTTAATTGACCAAAACAGAGGTTCTGTACTTTCCCACTTACAAAAAGCAATCAAACCTGTTAATCAATTAAGAATGATTGAAGACTCTGTAGTTATATACAGAATATCAAGAGCACCAGAAAGAAGAATATTTTATATTGACGTTGGTAATTTACCTAAAGTAAAAGCAGAACAATATCTAAAAGATGTTATGAATCGTTATCGTAACAAATTAGTTTATGATGCATCTTCAGGTGAAATACGAGATGATAGAAATCATATGTCAATGTTAGAAGATTTTTGGTTACCTCGTAGAGAGGGTGGTCGTGGAACTGAAATTCAAACATTGCCAGGCGGTTCTAACTTAGGCGAAATAGAAGATATAAAATATTTCCAAAACAAATTGTATCGTTCATTGAATGTGCCTATCTCTAGAATGGAAGCTGAAAGTGGATTTAGTTTAGGTCGTTCTAGTGAGATTACAAGAGATGAATTAAAATTCACAAAGTTTGTACAGAGATTAAGAAAAAGATTTACCCCATTGTTTACTGACATGTTAAAAGCTCAGTTAATTTTAAAAGGTATCGTTACCTTAGAAGAATGGGAACTGGATATGAAAGAACATATCCAATATGACTTTCTGCAAGATGGACATTTTGCTGAACTAAAAAGAGCAGAATTAATGCAAGACAGAATCAATGCATTACAATCTATTGAAACATACATTGGTACATTCTATAGTAAACAATGGGTACAAAAAAACGTACTAAATATGACAGATGCAGAGATAGAAGAAATGCAAAAACAAATTAACCAAGAAGCAGGTACAGATGTTGATGACGGTGGTATTGATATGCCAGATGGTGGTGATGGAATCACAAGATACCCACAAGATGCAACAGGTTCATTTATATCACCTGACGATTTAGATGGTGATGATAATGATGGAGTTAACAATAAAGGAGATGATAATGGCGGAAACTAAAGATATAATAGATGCTTTGTCTGGTGGTGATAACTTAGGTGCTGAACAAGCATTTAAAGATACAATTGCTGCTAAAGTCGGCGATGCATTAGAAATAAAAAGGAAAGAGGTAGCAAATACATTCGTTCAATCAAGTACAAATAAGGTTGAGGATGATGGCGCTGAAGTTTGATAACTTTTACAAACCTTTTTTAGAAAAGGATGAACATAAAAAATCTAAGGAGTATAAGAAATTATCCCCTAAGATGAAAGGTGCTGTAGATGAAATATTTAAAATAATGGATTCTAAACCTTCGGATTTCCTAAATACCTTTGAAAAGACTATAAAAGATATAAGTAAAAAGAAAAGGGTTCTTGAAAAAGACCTTATTTCGTATTTTGAAAAAGAAGTACTATCAATTTAAGGAGTAGTTAGATGGCTATTGTTGCAAGAATATTAAGAGATACAACAGTAAATGCTGCTGGTGCTGGTGGAACAGTAACAGTTAAGGTTGATATTGAAGATGATGCTGCTGCAAATGGTGCTATCTTAGATGCAAGTGGATTAGATGGTCATGCAAACGGAGCTAAATTACATATCAGTAGACTTTGGTGGGCATTGACTCAAGGAAGTGCTGATGACGATACTGGACATGTTGAAATTCAAGAAGTATCTTCTGGAACTGATATTGTTCAGATTAGACTTGCTGGAACTGGACACTATGATGGTTCTGCTGGATTGATTAAGGGAACTGCGGCTAACACAACAGCAACTTCTGGTGACCA